TCTAGGCTTTTTAAAAAGGGCTTTCACCCAAGGTTGCCAAACTATATTGGTATGGGTCTTGGGGCTTTGGTAGGGCTATGAGGTGAGTTCCCTCGGTTAAATAGGGCTTTGCCTCTTGTTTACTAGCGAACTTCCTCAGAGTTTCACCAAACTCATCAACTAGCATGAACTTATATACACTTTGTTTAAACATGGTATTCATTCAAAAAAAATTTGGAGATGTAATAGCAATCTTCACCTAATTTATTTCGTAGGTGTTCACCGACCCCATCAAGGGGCTTATTGTATTCGCAAAGGTCTAATATGCTTATTGCCTCGTTGATCCATGCGGGTAATTCCGCAAGATCAACAGTATAAACTATGTCTTTGCGGTTGCGTAGCCAATCAAGATCGGTGATCTTGTAGCGATCACCGACCCTATCTACTCTTAGCCAACTCATTCAAATACGCTATAAAAATTTGGTTTTCCTTTGACACCAAGGTCATCATGCACTTCACTACCGACCTCTAATAGATCAAGTATAACCAATTTATCTAATATTGTCTGTGGTAATTCAGCCCTTATAGCGACTGTTTTGGGTTCGTCTAAATGAGAATCCCCTTGATATTTTTGGTAGGTTATATCTGATCGTTTAAACCATACATGATAAAATACAGGATTGTAATCTTTTGATTGAATATATTTTTCATGGTTAAGTTCTAAATAATCCATAGCCTCTTTTAATTCTAAACTTTGTGGTTTGTATCCCATGTCTTTCAGTTTAAGAAAATCGGCATACATACTTTCAGGGACACTATGAGTATTGTGGGACATTTCCCAATTCATCTGTTGTTGTTTTTGCCTGATGTGTTGCCCCATAGCCCATAAATGGTTTGACTGCATAAACTCACCCATTGTGGGAAAACATAGCATCTGAGGTGCTTGTTTAACAATCGATTTCATGTGAATAGATGTCTTAGCACTATCGGGTGCTGATCCTACCCACCTACCACTTTTAAAACAACTACTTACATACCACTTTTTTTCATTACTCAAATAACCAATAGCCCCTATTCGTATGTCGGGTTCATTAGCCATGTAAACCTCAAAATAATTGCGGTTATCATCACCATAGTAATTTAATTCTTTTGGTATAAATGAATAATTAGGATTGCGTTTAAACAACTCATCACGCAAGGCAACAACTTCGTCAAGTATCTTTATATTTGTAGTCATATTAGTTCCAATTAGCATATTTATCATAAGACAACTTACCCAATTCCACCTCAGTCAATTTGAATGGTCTTACCAATCGATAGAGATCGTTTTGAATCTTTTTTGCAAGTAAATGAGTTTTGTATTCTACAACTTGCTTATACTCATCATTAACACGCACATAAGACGAACTTCTGATCCTGTCTTTGTAGTTTTCCAATACCCCTAGCCAACTTTCACTTGGGTCTTGTTTAAACAGTTCCTCTTTTGATATATTAGTGAGTGGATTACCACTTGACCATTTTTCAGTTTCAATAATATTGATCATGGCTTTAGCGTAGTCTAAGAATGGCTTGATGTTTTGATTAGCCACCTTGGTCTGATCTTTATCTAAAGATCGCACATATTCCCTGTGAACTTGATGTGGCTTAAAGTGTGAATCACCTTTTCTTTTAATAAAAACTATATCACCCTTAGCCATTATGTAGTATTTTGTTAGTTCCTCGACTGTGTGGGCGATATACTTTTTGCCTCTGTGGTTATGCACTCCAAATTCTCTTGGTAATTTGTAGTGGTAAAAATAAAGCATAGAGGGTGAGTTTAACCAATGAGGATTCATTGTCCCATAACTGCCTGTTGGTGTGTGGATAATAATAGTTTCAGTATCGTAGCACATTCTAAATGTGATCGCCCTACAATGGTTGTCATGCTCTTTTTTGTCTTTGCTAACATACGCATAAGAATTGCAAGTTAAGTAATATTCCTCATCACTCACCTTAATAACTCTATCCTGTGTTCGACCCCTTTCACCGACAGGGCGAATGTTTAAACACTCCCGCTTACCCCTGATCGGTTTTGTGTTTTCGTAAATCTCTTTAACCTTTTCAAAGTTTAAGTATTTATTGGGGCTTTCACTTTGAACTTGAGATGATGACCTCATGCCTTTCCAATGTCCCATTTTATTTGCCTTTCAATGCTTGTTTATAAGAATAAAACTCTAAAAATTTGCTAACTAATTGCGGGTGAAATAGGTATAGCCAATCCCACAATTCCTCGGTCATTTTTTCCTGATTCATAAATCCCCCATTTCAATATGAATTGTTGATCCCACATTGGGATTAGCATCTTTGTTATCAAGTATGCACCACAATACAGGGCAACTCCATTCACCCCATGAACATACATAACCATCTGTAAACACAATGGCACACTCAGGCACGATATTGTTTTTGGTCATGTATTTGCCAATACAATCGGGATCAGTTCCACCACCACCTTTGGGTTTTGTGGATTGTGTCATTTTGTCGAACTCGTTTAAACCATATACCTCATGCCCCGCAACTCTTGTATCCCAATAAAGTAGATCGACCAATTCGGGGTTTACATTTTCCATCATGTTGGCAACTTCAGATATAAAACGATTCAATATGTAATTATTAATAGACCCTGATGTATCAATAGCGACCACCACTCGACCCATTGTTTCACTTACGCTAGAGGGCATATAAATATCGTGTTGTAGCCACCTACGATTTGGTTTAGCCCATGTGCTATCGTCTTTGCCTTTGCATACTGCACTAACGAACTCAGCAAGGGCGGTTTTCCAATCGACCTTGGCACTCATAAGATCAGTAAATGCTCTGTTTTGATTCCCGCCTACTTTACCCGCTAAAATTGCACCTTGTCGTATGGCTTGATCAATCTCTTTGGCTAATTCTTTTTTCTCTTGCTCGGTTAGTTTTTCTGCGTTTTCCCAATCGTGGTGATCCATTGGTTTAAACGCACCACCCTCGCCATCACCCTTGCCACCACCCCCGCCACCTTGGTAGTCAGGCAACAATGCGAACACATCTGCGGTGCTTAAACCTCTAAACTTTTCGTCATATAACCCGCCCTCGGGCAACACGCAAAATGGTTTGCCATGATTGTCGAGATTTTGTTTACCCTCATCTACGATCTCAATGTTAATCACAAAATCACAAGCCACATTGGTCTTAATTGGGTTGATCTTGGCTAAGTGTTTCCATGTATCTAAATGGCGATACATCTTGTGCTTTGCCTCATGCAAGATTAGCCCTCTTAGTTCGTTGTCGGTTAGCGAATCTACGAACTTGCGACCATACCAAATATCCCGCCCATTAGTTCTAGCGGTTGGCTCGTTGTCATCAATCTTGGTATCGCCCACCATGATTAGGTTTGTGTATGCCACAAACCCACCATGCCTCATAATCTCAATGTGTGCTTTTTCAATGCGTTGTTCTGCGGTTAGTGCCATGTTAAACCTTTCCCCAATATCCATAAACCATCTTGTTTGAGCAATCCCAAATATCATTGGGAATACCATCTATTACTGCCACATAATGCCCCGCTTGTCTAGCAATTACAATTCCACTTGGCATATCTGAACATTTCGCTTTTCGTCCAAATAAAACTTTGCCCTCTGAATTTTTATACCCCTCAAGCACTTTAAATTTTGGTGCTGAGTGCCAAACCCACCCATGCCTTTTTAATACATCAGAATACACATCTTTATAAATGCCGTTCCTTGCGGATTTTGTAAACCCTTTGTCTTTGTTGGCTTGGGCTAATTCGTTGTAGGCGGTTTGGTAATCAATACCTAACGCTATTGCCATAGCCCTTGCCCCACAATCACCCGCTTTGCCTTTATAACCCGCTTTGGATCGACCACCATCATTAAATATAAAATTCATAATTGCCTTTCATCAAATCCATACTATATTTTCGCCCACCTTGCTTGGAAAATATATTAGGGCAAACCCTAAGTTTGTCATGTCTTGGTTTCACAATGTGAAATAGTTTCATGTCAATAGGTGTTTACCCTACCCCCATGTTTAAACATTACTTTCAATCTTCGGATTGGCAAAGCACTTCGTAAAATTCATTTTCTAAATCTTGAATTTCATCTTCGGTTAAATCTACATAACAAGGGGTTAGGTCATAATCCCACCCACTTCGTTCACCATCATTACCATCAAAGGTATAAGTGGCAATTATTTTCTTACCCTCTACATCTACCTCATAAAATTTTTGATACGAGCCAAAAATTTGATCAATCAACAATGGGTCTTTAATCTTAGGCATAGTTTAAACATTGTCCTCATAGGTTAGGTATGGTTTGTATGGTTTGAGTGCTTTACCAAAAGCCATGAGCATTGGGTTAGCCTCGTCAATGAGTTTGGTTTTTTCCTCAATCGTCTTAACCAATCTCAACTTATATTGCATGGTGTTGGATAGATCGAGTTCAATTTTGCTTTTTGGGTTTGGCATGGTTATTTTGCTTTCCTTTGTTGGTCAATAAATGCTTGTGCCTCATTGAGTTTGTCATTGAATCCATACATCTCAGCAAATTCCTGATCGGGTGCTAGGTCAATGGCTAAGTTCATAAGCATATCAATAATTTTAATTGCCTGATCCATGTTTAAACACTCCCAGAGAACATATAGTTATTATCGGTAGCCCACTTTACGAACTCTTTATTGGTTGCAACAATGGCTTTTTTCTGTGTTCGCATAGCACTCGTAGCAAATAAACCCTGTGATTCTTTGCTTAATCGGTTCATGTATGTAAGCCACTTGGGTAATGTTTCCTTGTCGATCTGTTGAACTGCCGAATACACAAGCATACAAACTGCTGAGGGCGATTTGGGAATGGGTGCTTTTGTTGGCTCTTTAATAATGCTTTCCCAATCAGGCAACTGCTCTGACAACTGCACAATGGTCAATGTGTCATAGGTTGCACGATCCCCAATAGTGCCTTTAAGTGCGTGTCCGAGAATGTCGATCCCCAATGGTTTGACCTTTTTAATAATGTCGCTTGCCTTTGACAAACTGCGAGGGGTTGCAAAAGCGGGGCGGGGTGTGCGTGGATCGTAGATATACTCATTATCTTTTGGGTTAGTGTAATCCTCGAAACTCGCTAACATCTGCGGGAATTGCTTTACAGTCTGCAAGATTTCAGGGGCTATGTCGTTATCCAATGCAAAGTTTTCGAGCCACTCGTCAGCCGTAGGTTTACGCACCTTTACAACTGTTAGGCGGTTGCGTGCATGAGGGGGCAACATATCGCCTATGCCCTCATTGGCTAGGTTAGTGGTTGCAAATACAATCGATCCATTCGGTAGTGAGTAAGTGCCTAGTTTGCGTTCTAGCATTAATCGTAAACAAGCATTCATAACTGCCTTACTTGCCTTGCCGATCTCATCAAGCATTAATACGATTGGTTTGTCATGGTGAAAACCAAATTCCTCATTAGGAATAAATGAGCATACCTCTGCCCCGTTTAAACTGCGTATCTTCGGCACTAGAAAATCGCCTACATCTTTGGTTGTCATATCACCATAACAATAATGATATTTTTCCCCTAATTTTGCTCTTAATGCGTGTAGGATTGATGATTTACCGATACCCATCTCACCCTGAGCCAATACAGTCGTATGCGTTCCTACTGCTTGAATAAGGTTGGTTGTATCCTGTAATGAAATGGTTTTATATAAGTTTGCCATATGGCTTTGCCTTTCGTTTCGTGGTTGGTAATTTGATAATGCCTAATAATGTTAATAATGCTTTCATACGCTAAGAATAATGCCTAAAAATAAAATAAACAATATGGTCAATGCAATTTTTTCTAATAAAGTTTCATTGTTCATGTTTAAACGCACCCCCTCTTAGTATGTCTAAATAAATGTCATTGATCTTAAACACAATGTTGTCGATCACTTGCTTACCATATCTGTCGCACATCTTGTAATAAGTTTTATAGTCATCATAATCTTTGCCAATGTCGGCTATGGTTTGCACGATCTCATAAAACTGTGGCTCTGTGAGTGTCGGTCTATGTTGGTCAATAATCACGATCTAACCCCTCGATCAGTTCATTTATGCGGGTTTGGTATAGTTCGCCTACCCTTTCCAATTCCTCAGAATCAGCCCCATAAATGTAAAAGGTTTCGTCTAATATTGCCTGTGCCTCTTTCACATCATCACACACCCGCAAATCGTCTAGGATTTTATTAATTGGGTTAGCCATGTTTAAACACTCCCTATAAGTTCGTTGTCCCAATAGCGTTTAACTGTGTAGCCTAATAATTCAATTTGGGTAGCCATTAAACTATTGACCCCCATATAAATTAAATTGCCACTTTCACAAAAAACCTCAAATCTAAACTTAGTCATGTTTAAACACTCCCCTATTCGGTTTCGGTTTCGAGTTCACTCGGATCAGTCGTTAGGTCGCAACTGTCGAGCCAATCATTAAACCCGCATTGATACGCTATTGGGTCTAATTCCTTTAACACTCTGCTAGGGTCGAACTCTATGCCCGCTATGTTTATGGGTGAGTAGAGTTCGTCTAGCATCTCGTCATAAAGTTCATACGCTTTTGATTCGTCAATATATTCAATCATAATCTGCCTCTTTGGTTGTAATGGTTTACTGCCCCCGCTTGTATAGGCGGGTCTAGGTTGGTTCACATAATTTGCCTCTTTGGTTGTAATGGTTTAATGCCCCCGCTTATCTAGGCGGGTCTAGGTTGGTTTAGAAAATAGCCCCCTGTGGTTGGTTGGTCATAACTGATATTTAACTGTCAAATCGTATTCCTCTTGTCGTTCCTTTTCGGAATCGATCTTAGCAATACGCACCTTGAATTGAATCGTGGTGAGTAATTGGCTTGCGGTCTTTGGCTCAATATCCAAATCGGTAAGCATGGAATATGCACCCCTGTAAAATTCGGTATTGTCGGGGTCTTGTTTAAACGCTACCTTGTATAGTTCCAAAACCTCTGCCACTCTTACGATTTCATTTATTGATAATGTGATTCTGTTGTTCCTCATGTTTTCCCCTTTAGTTTAAATCATCTCTAACGATATACCCAAAAGCAAAAGATGTAAAGATTAACCCTACTACGCATATGGCTAATGCCTTTTCTAGCACCACATACAGGCACAAAACGAATATGGCGGTGAGAATAACTGTGGTGATGATCAATGGTAAATTACGCATTTTGTTGCCCCTTATTGTTCGTAAATGAAAACTGTCCCGCCATCATAAAACTCGGCATATAACCCCATTTTGTTTAGGGTCTTTTCTAGTTTCGGGTGTATCCCCAATGTGTCGGGGTAGCCGTAAAAACTAAACGCATAATCCCCCTCTATTTCACTCCCCTCACCTGTCCAAATTGAATTGGCATGGCTAGAGGCAAACTCGCCCCCATCTTTAAACCACACACTCGGATAGAGTTTGGTTAATTTGTCTAATCTGTTTTTTAGTTTTGTTTTCATAACTGCCCCTATGTTTAAACAATGCGGGGAAAATCCCCGCCCTGTGGTTGATTAAATAAAACCTGTCAATTCGTCAAAGAATACCTGTGGCTTTTCTGTGGTTTTCTCTGTTGCGTGTCGATCCGCTAACCATTGGTTAATGTGTCGGCTAGTGGTTTTTGACCACTTTTGAGATGTCCTGTAATAGTTCCCTGTGTTCATCTCATAAAACGCAACAGGGGTCTTATAACTAAACAGAATATCCCCCATTGGTAGCGTTAGAACATTAATATTTTTGCTGATTGGGTTGAGTTCGATTGTCATGTTTTCAGTTCCTTAAAATGTGGTTTCGGGTTGTTTAACTTCAATGGTATAGCCTAACTCTTTGGCGGTCAATATCGTTGATCTCAATAGGGTTTTAGTATTGGCGATCTTTGCAAATAGTTTGGCTTGCTCGTTTACAGGGTAAAAAACCTCATTCCCATAAACTTGCTTTTTCTCAATGATTAATGTCTGTGTCATGTTTTTAGTTCCTATATGGTGTGTTTAAACATGGCGGGGGATAGCCCCGCCCTGTGGTTTACTCGTAAATAATGCCCTCATCTAATGCCACTTGGTAGGCTTGCTCATGCCCTAAAGTTTTTACGAGTTCCCATTCATCTTCACCGAACTCATAAACCTCAAGGGTGAATTGCTTAGTGGTGCGGTCATATTCCAAAACATCAGAATCATTAACTTGCCATGTGAACCCGTTAGGGGTTTGATCGCCTAACAATTTGGCGGGGACAACTTTTTTCTCTTTGATCAGTTTTAAGATTGTGAATTTCATGGTTTTGTTTTCCTATTGGTTGGTGTGTTTAAACATGGCGGGGGTTTGCCCCGCCCTGTGGTTTATTCCTCTGTGTCCTCATCATCTGAGGCGAAATCGTGCAACATCTCACCATGACCTAAAGGACAACGGGGGGTAGCGAGTTTGAGCCATTTACTACTTATCCGCATGGTGTAACCACAATGGACACAATCACACTTATGTAAGCGGGTAGATTGCTTTTTATAGGTAGCGTTTAGGGTAGCGTGTGGATATTCGCCCTCATATTTGACCCATTGTAGAATCGCCTGTTTTAAACCCTCTGTTGCATTGGTTGAGGTTGGTTTGCCCTCTAAACCTACGGCATAGGCACAATCAGCGAAAACCTTGTTATGCCCCTCTTTGTTGCCGACAGTAGCGTGACAAAGTTCATGAATCAAAACATCAACTACCCGCACCGAATCGGACAAACTCGGCACAATGATAATCTCAGTAGTGTTATCGCTACTCATTGAGGCGGGATAGCATTGACCCAATGTGAATCGCTTTTGATGTTTTTTGGTGTGAATCCCTTTGCTAGATTGTGAGCATGAAAGCCTAATATTGGCGGGGATTGTGTAGCCCTTACTAGCAAAATGGGGGCGAAGATATTTATTAGTAATGGTGTTGAGCCATTGTTCTCTATTGTTCATAAGTTCTATTCCTTAAAGGTTAGTAATCAAATAGCAAAATTGCTATACCTCAATCGTATAGATATGGTGTAGGAAAACAAGGGTTTTCATTCCACAATGTGAGAAAAATTACAGTTGGCGGTTATAACTTTTAGTTATGGTTTCGGCTCTCTTTATACTTAGGGTTTACCCTCGAAAATCGAGATCGCCTATCGTCTGAGGATACCCCCTTACCTCATTTCAAAAATGGCTTGTATGGGGCTTTAAATGCGTTTAAATGGATTTTCACATTATGAAATAATGGGCAATCGCTGGCTCGGCAAAATGCCACTATCTCGCCTCACCGCCTGATCGCCCCTCGCACCCGCATGGTTATTCATCTATATGCCTCAATGCGTATATACGCACCTACGCATATTGCACCGCAACATGATGCACCATATTGGTGCATTGTTTAAACGGGGCGGGCTGGTTATATGCATATGTGCGTATATACGCAAGCACGCATATTGCACCGCAACATGATGCACCATATTGGTGCATTGTTTAAACGGGGGTTATGTTGCACCGCACCAATGTTGCACCGCACCAATTAGGGGTTGCGTTTCACAATGTGAAATCGCATCTCACAATGCGGAATAGGGGGCTTTTCCTATTTGTCGATACCCCTTTTTTAGACCCCCACCCCCCACGGCCCGGGGGCCCCACAAAGCGCAAGTTTGTATATTTTTGTAATTTTTTAAAAAAGAAGTTGGACAAGTTGGACAATTTTGAAAGAAGTTGGACAATTTTTTATTTAGCAAAATCATAGACTTAATCGAAAAATTGTCCGACTTGTCCGACTTGTCCGACTTTATTTCACTTTTTTACTCACTTTAAAAAAAAGATAAATTTAATTGGTAGGGTAAAAGTTGCAAAGAAGTTGGACAAGTCGGACAAGTCGGACAATTTTTGAGTTAAGTATTTGATTGGATTAGAAAAAAAATTGTCCAACTTCCCAAATTTTTTTAAATAAAGTCGGACAATTTTTTATTTTTTAAAATGGGACGCAATGCCTAATTTTTTTGCATTAGTTAGAATATGAACGATTACGCATACCAAATCCAAGGTGCGCTCGAAAGCGTATCGGGGAAGTTTCGTGGCCTTAGAGTGCTGGTATGTGACCTTCACAATTTTGAAAGCGTAGATATACCGGTCGAAGTGTTTGATAGAGAAACAGTAAAGTTTCTTGAGTACCGCCTAAAGTTAACCGAAACTATGGATATCAACCGCTTACCAATACCAATCCAAAACAAAATTCGAGCGCCGTTAGGGCGATGGCTGGACTTCTGGGTCCTCGAAAACTTCTATGGCAATACTAGCAAACCAAAAAGTACTAACCCTTGACTATTGGAAGCCAGCAAACAAACTGCGAGTTGGCGATTATATTTTTAACAAAGATGGACAAATTGTCCAGGTTAAATTAATCCAAGAGTACCGCGCCCAAACCTGCTATGAGGTGTTGTTTAACGACTACCTTACTGCCGCTGGGGACGATAAGCTAGGATTTTTGGTAGAAACGCCAAAATACCGCCAAAGAATCTGTGAGTACCAGGGCAAGAAGAAATTTAGGCGCCCATTAAAGTTTGTATCCGTGGATAAGTTGGTAGATACCAACTTAAAAAACCATGCAAACAGGTTAATCTACTCAGTCCCAACCACAAAACCCTTATCTCTTCCCAGGCAAGACCTGCCGGTAGAGCCGTTTATCTTTGGATTTTGGTTTTTTAACCGACGAGCTAACCGAAGTATGGCAGCACCCCGGGGCACGTTTAAGTTTGTGGAGCAAAAATTCAAAGACGCGGGCTACAAACTGGTAATTGGTAAGAAAATTAACACCGGCGAGCGTGAATTTGTGGTAAGTCCCAGTATTGAATCACAATTAGCGCCAAACATACCCGCAAAAATACCCGAAAACTACCTATTAGCCTCGGCAGAACAACGAACCGAACTGTTGTGTGGTATACTGTATGCAAAATCAAGACAATATTCAAAAGCAAAAGATCAATTTCGTTTTACGTCGATTAATTACGGGCTTATGTTACAGGTTCAGGGTCTTGTCGAATCACTTGGCCATAGAACTAAGGTACAGTTTGATGACACTTACAGGTATTACACGATTAGTTTTAAAAGCCGCACAAAGTTGGTTGAAAATCAGGTTTCGCCACCGATAAAGGTACACCAGGCTAGACGGTACATCACCAAAATAACACCAATTGCCGCGCAGATGTGCGTGCATATTGAGACAACCGGACAGGACAACAGCTTTCTCGTAGGAGAAGGGTTTATTTCATGCCATTAACAGACAAACAAGAACTTATACTAAAAAAGTTCGCACAAAACAACAAACACTGGCCTAAGCAGCAGCTTGAGGCTGCCATTTGGCAGGTGCGGTGGCACTTACAAGCCTTAGCGCACCAGAGGGAGCCAGAAGATGGCGAATATGACACGTTTCTTATGTTGGCTGGCCGAGGATCGGGGAAGACGCACACTGCTAGCCATTGGATTGGCATTCGCGCTTGGCGTTTTGACAATACACGCTGGCTCGTTACCGCCCCAACATCAAACGATATACGTGCAACTTGTTTCGAGGGGGACTCTGGACTTCTCAATATCATTCCCCCGTCACTTATACGAGACTACAACAAGTCCCTTTTTGAAATTACCCTTACAAACGGGTCTCTTATCCAAGGAATCCCAGCTTCCGAGCCAGAACGGTATCGTGGTAAACAGTATCACGGCGCCTGGTTCGACGAACTGTGTGCGTTTGATTACATCGACGATGCCTACGATGGCGTACAGTTTACCTTACGTCTACGGGACCCACGCATCCCCCGAGTGCAGCAGATTATTACCACCACTCCCAAGCCAAAAGAATTAATTGTCGATCTTAACGAAGGAAAAATTGGAGGCGACGTGTATGTGTCAAACGCCTCGTCCTATGACAACCGAGCCAACCTATCAGAAACGTTCTTCAAACAGCTTGAGACTTACGACGGCACTGATATTGGCCGACAAGAGATCTATGGTGAGATCCTTGACCCGGAACAGTCGGGTATCATCAAGCGCAAACAGTTTCGCCTGTGGCCGGCGAACAAACCCACTCCGACGCTGGAGTATGTTATTGCGTCGTATGATCCGGCGACTTCTGAGAAGACTATGAACGACCCAACCGCCTGCACCATCTGGGGCGTGTTTGAACAACTAGACGCCGGCACGGCGGTCATATTGCTAGACTCTTGGGATGAGCACTTGTCATACCCGGAGCTGCGTAGAAAAGTAATTGACGACTTCAAGGAAGTGGTATACGGTGCGGACAACGACTTTGGCAAGGGCCGAAAGGCGGACCTGATCCTAATGGAAGACAAGTCGGCGGGTATCAGCCTAATCCAAGAACTCCAAGGTGCCGGTGTCCCGGTCAGGGGGTATAATCCTGGCAGAGCGGACAAGGTGCAGCGTCTTAACATTGTTGCACCCCTGGTAGCCAAAGGTAAAGTTTGGATACCAGAAGACAACAAACAAAAAGGAGAATACGCAAGCTGGGCAAAACGGTTCTTGCGTCAGGTGTGTTCGTTCCCAGAGGCAGGCGGGCACGATGACTATGTGGACTCACTATCCCAGGCGTTGCGTGTGTTGCGTGACTCAGGATGGTTGCAACTTGACCCATTACCAGCGAGGGATTATAGTTATGCCGATGAGGACTACTCCAAGAAGTTTGTCAATCCGTACGCCCAGTAGGGCGGAATACCCCCATTTATTGCATTAGTAGTATTATGAATCCCTTAAAGACTCCACACCAAAAATTAATGGAAGAGGCCGGAATGGCGCCTCATAGTCCGGGCATGCTCAAAACCCCACAACAAATGTTGATTGAGGAAACTAACGTGGTTCCTAGGTTTGCCGAAGGAAAATCAGTAAAAGACATGCAGGCAGAATTATTTGTGGCAGAAAATCCACAAAACACCGACCCCTATTCCCATCCAGCTTTAGTAAAAGCCTTTAACCAGTTTTTCAAATAAAACATGGCAAATCCAATACTTCCTATACAGATGGGCGCAAACCTGCCCGGTCTGGAGAATCAAGAAAACGTCAAAGAAGCTCAGATGCAAGACGTCGAAATGGACTACTACGAGGAAACTCTAGGTCTTGAGCCCAGTGATGTTGAATCGGAAGTTGTTGAATTAGAAGATGGTTCGGTTGTTGTAAATTTTCAAGCAAAAGAAGGCCCACGTAAAAATCCAGAGTTTTATGCCAACTTGGCAGAAAGCATGGACGAAGGCACATTACAGAATTTAGCCGTTGAGTATTTAGACCTTATTGATGTAGACAAAGAATCACGCACACAAAGAGACAAACAGTATGAAGAGGGATTACGAAGAACAGGTCTTGGTAAAGACGCACCAGGCGGTGCCACGTTTGATGGCGCTAGCAAAGTGGTACACCCAGTTATGGCAGAGGCTTGCGTTGATTTCGCGGCTTCGGCGTCTAAAGAACTTCTTCCGCCAGACGGTTTAGTTAAATCCAACATCAAGGGCGAATCAAACCGCCTAAGAGAAGAAACTGCAGATCGTAAGGTCAACTTCCTTAACTGGCAGTTAACAGAACAGATTCCAGAGTACCGCGATGAAATGGAGCAGTTACTTACACAGCTACCCTTGGGTGGTTCACAGTTTCTTAAATGGCGCTGGGATGAAGAACAAAAGCGACCACTGTGCGAATGGGTACCAATTGATAACATTTTGCTACCATACGCGTCTACTAACTTCTACACAGCGCAACGTGTAACTGAAGTACAAGACATTACCGAAGACACGTTTTTGCAGCGTGTTGAGCAGGGCATCTACATTGACATCGACAGTGCGTATTCATCTGACGCGCCGTTAAACGATCAGACCCAGTCTGAAAAAGCAAACAACAAAATTGAAGGCAAAGACATGCCTTCTAAGAACATTGACGGATTGCGTCGTGTTTACGAGATTACATGTTTCATGCGTTTGGAAGAAGACGCGGAAACAGACGGCCAACGTGCCCCTTACATTTTAATGATTGACGAGACCACAAGCAAAGTTTTGGGTCTGTATCGTAACTGGGAAGCAAATGATGCGAAGTTTGAAAAATTGGACTGGTATGTCGAGTTTAAATTTATCCCTTGGCGTGGCGCTTATGCTATTGGTCTTCCCCATCTTATTGGCGGCCTTAGCGCTGCTCTCACTGGCGCTCTACGTGCTCTATTGGACGCGGCGCATATTAATAATTCCCAAACACTACTTAAACTCAAGGGTGGACGAATTGGTGGCCAAAGCGATCGAATCGAACCTACGCAAGTAGTTGAGATTGAAGGCGCACCTGGAGTAGACGACGTTCGTAAGATTGCAATGGCTATGCCATTCAATCCGCCATCCTCTGTATTGTTAGAGTTAATGGGATGGCTAACCAACGCAGCTAAAGGCGTAGTAACCACCGCCGAAGAAAAAATTGGCGACGCTAGTAATGAAACGCCAGTTGGCACCGTGCAGGCACTTATTGAGCAAGGCGCTAAGGTATTCTCTAGCATCCACGCGCGCATGCACCGCAGCCAGGCTAAATCGTTGGCAATTATTTCCCGTATCAATCACTGGTACTTGTCGGAGATGGATAACCAGTCTGGTGAAGAAATCCAGGTTCGTGACTTTGCGTATAACAGCGACGTACGTCCAGTATCTGATCCTAATATTTTCTCTGAGACACAACGTTTGGCACAAAACCAAGCGCTATTGCAAATGGCTCAGAGCGCACCACCCAATATGTTCGACATTCGTGCAGTATATCGTCGAATCCTTGGACAGCTTAAGGTTCCCGCAATTGATGAGGTCTTACCAAATCCGTTAGGTGCAAAAGAATCCAACCCAGCGTTGGAAAACGTGTCGATGACTATGGGTCGACCAGCAGCAGCGTACCCCGATCAAGA